TATGCACCTAAAGCTGAACTTGAGGCTAAAGGAAAATGTTTTGTAGAACCTTGGATTGCAGTCGCAACGACTAATAAAAAGAATTTGGATGCTGGTTTGTATTCCAATTGTCCATACTCTATTCAACGTCGTCTCGTGTGTATCACAGTGAAGGCAAAACCCGAATTTCAACGTGTTCAAGATGGAATACCTTGTGGTGTTGATTCCGCATTAGTCCGGAAGCATTATACAGATGCTGAGGGAAATTATAATCCCCCAATGTTTGACGATATTTGGACTGTCACCATTGAACGTGCCGTAAAACCGGCTGAACTTGCAGTTGTAGCAGGATATAGACCTATTACATATAATGGCAAATTGATGGTCGATGTTTCCATGGCTGAGTGTATTCAATGGGCGATTGATGATTTTGATACTCATCGATTGAACCAAGAATCAATATTAGAAGGAATGAAGTTACGAGAAGTAGATCTTCAGATCTGCTCACATGAAAATTGTAAGCATTTGAAAGGAAATTGTCCTTATCATGTTGAACCTCAATTTGGTAGAGAAACTATGAAGTCGTTTTGGAAACTTTGGTATGCTTCGAGCAAATATAGAAAAGTTGATACTTTGTACGACCGTCTTGATAAAGATGCATCTAAGCTCCTGTATGAGCAAGGAATGGATTTTCTTGATAAATGGGATTGGATTAAAATTGTTCCAGCTCCTATATTAGATCATAAGAATGCTCCTAGCGTATTGAAATGGATGTATGCCGAGCGTCTTAAGAGCGATTATAGATCTGAAATGATGCGTGCATGTTTCACATTTGTTATCATGATTTCATTTTGTTTTTATTCATTTTCAACTCAAACTGCTAAATATTGCACAGTTATTCTTTTCTTTGAAATAGTTTTTCGTTTGCGTAATTTAGTCGAACGTGTAGAAAAGAATTTGTATAAAGACCTTAAAAAGAGAAATATGGAAATTGCTCCAATGCTTAAACGACATCGAGATAAATATGCTAAATACATTTGTGGAGTTTCAATTGGAATTGCTGCATTATATGGTTTGGCTAGAGCGTATCGCGCATATCGAGCTGAAGATCCTCATGGGTCTTTGGAACCCAAAACAAAGGAAGAAGTGCAATCTAGAGATGGTGAAGTGAATGTTTGGACAAAAGTTGTTCCACGCGATCTTCCAATCACCGATGTTTCTAAACGAATGTCAACTGAACAGTTGAGTAATGTTGTGAAGAAATGTTTAGTGTATGGATCCATTCACCTTGATGATGGAAATGCTATGGTAAATGGTCTTATGTTAAGCTCTAATGTTATGTTAGTTCCGGACCATTATTTTGAACAGTATGGTGATGTTTTGAATTGTACTTTTCGTAAACGCAATCCAGAAGCTAGTGGTGGCAAATTTGTGGCAAGACTTAGTAAGTCTGCCTCTCATTTCATTCCTGACTCAGATTTGAGAGTTTGTTATGTGCCAACTGGTGGATCATTTAATGACATTGTAAATTATTTTCCCATTGGTGATATGCCAGGTGTTCCTTTTGTTATGCATTGGCGACAGAAAGATGGAGAGATGATTGTAGCTCGGGGGATGACTTCCCCAAGTATTGTAACCACTCACAAGTCTTTCAAAGGTGGAATGTATAAGAATTTAACTATTAACACTTTCAATGGTTTGTGTGGTGCTCCACTTGTGTCTGACACAAATGGTAGTGTCATTCTCGGTGTCCACTTAGGTGGCGCTGCCGATACACCTCGTGGGTGTTATGGAAGCATTACACAACAACAATTGTTTACTGCTTTTGCTGAATTGCGACGCATCGAAGGCGTTGTACTTTCAGGAGGAGCCGGAAAATTCCGTACAACCGTTTTGGGAATTCAACTCTTGAAGGATGATCCTTTGCACAAGAAGAGTGCATTGAATTATCTTCCTTCTGATTCACAAATTGAGTATTATGGATCTTGTCCGGGACGAGCAGTGAGCAAATCTGATGTAAAAACTACACCCATTAGTGAACATATTATTGATGTTTGCGGTGTACCAAATATATACCGTGGACCTAAATTAAATCCCGATTGGTATGGCTGGCAAACATGTTTGTCGAATCTAGCTATTCCAGCACACCCATATTCACATGATTTGCTTTCGATCGCCGTCCAAGATTATAAGGAACCTTTAATTAAGGTTTTCCAAGATGATCTTTGGAATAACGCAAGACCGCTTACAGATCAAGAAAATTTGTGTGGTATTCCAGGAAAGAAATTTATGGATGCTATTAAGTTAAATACGTCTGTTGGTTTTCCTTTAACAGGACCTAAACGAAAGTTTGTCACTGAATTGGAACCAACTCCCGATAAACCAAATAACCGCGAACTCGACGTTGTCTTAACGGATGAAATTAAGAGGATTGAGGATTGCTATAGAGAAGGTAAGAGAGGTTACCCTATAGCTAAAGCATGTAAGAAAGATGAAATCTTAGCTAAAGATAAATGCAGAATTATCTACGGAAATGCACTATCTTTGACTTGGCTTATTAGGAAATATTATTTACCACTCCTCCGAGTATTACAGATGAATCCGTTGTTATCCGAATGTGCTGTTGGTATAAACTCACATGGCCCAGAATGGGAAGAGTTTCATCAACACGCAACAAAATTCGGTATGGATCGTCTTTTTGGTGGGGATTATGGTAAGTATGATCAAAAATTGCCATCCCAATTAATCTTTGCAGCTTTGAGAGTTTTAATGGATTTCGCACGAGAGTGTGATTATACAGAAGAAGATATCAATATTATGGAAGCAATGACAGGTGACATTGTGTTTGCCTATATTGCTTTTAATGGAGATTTAATTGGTCTGACTGAAGGTACGCATATTAGTGGTAATTCACTAACTGTTATTATTAATGGTATTTGTGGTTCATTGAACTTGCGATGCTGTTTTTATTCGCAGTATGTACCAACCAAGTTTTCAGATCGCCTGAAATTTCGTGATTGCGTTGCAGCAATGACGTATGGTGATGATAATATTGGTTCAGTTAAAACTGGGGTTGATAAGTTTAATATCAAGATTTGTTCCCAATTTTTAGCTGAGTATGGACAGGTTTACACTATGCCTGATAAAGAATCTGAACTTACGGAGTTTTTACCTCCTGAGGAGTTCGAATTCTTGAAGAGGGGTAGTGTTTATCATCCCAAACTTGGCGTGCATGTAGGTGCACTATTGGATAAGTCAATTTATAAATCGTTGCATTGTTTTATGCGTGGTAAGAACTGTCCTTTGACAGAAGAACATGCGTGCGCACAGAACATTGATGGAGCCCTTCGTGAGTGGTTCAATCATGGTGAAGATAAGTATGAGAAACAGCGACAACTGATGAAGGAAGTTGCTACCCGTGCTAATATATCACATATGTGTTCTGGTTTAGATCTCAGCTATAATGACCGAGCTGCAGATTGGAATGCCCAATACAAGGATGACGAAAGTCATCTTGTATAGGTAAGGTCAGTCACTTTGGAGACGTTAAATCCAACCCAGTTTCAATACTGATGGTTAGCAAAATTGATATATGTATATGGATACCGTGTTTGTTTTAATCTTTATATGTTTTGTAGAAAATTCATAGGCTTTGCATATATTAACGGTCCCTACCGGGGAGTTTTGTTCGAGTTCACCGTGCTCACTTGTAAATATATCGTACCATATGAGTCAATCCAATCTATGGTCTGTAAATAAATAAATGGATTGGTAATATTTTTAGTTATAAATTATGCCGGGACGTACAAGCCAACATAAGTTTTGGTCCCGGGGAAGCAAACGTACACAATAAATCTGTGTCGGAGACACAGTCAGCAGTGACTGAAAATTCTTTATTGAAAATAGAGAAATTTAAGCCACAATCTGGTCCGGAAGGTACTACTGTTATGGAAGGTTCAAAACTTTCCACACAACAGAATATTCTTTTCCGTGACCAAAACCCATCCTATGTTTATGGGGTGGACTATGTAGATGATCCTACGAGAGGAATACAGGATACTGATGATGCAACTTTAGATAATTTCTTTTCACGTCCTTTAAAAATTAGTACTCAGGAATGGGGTACAGGCACCACTTTGGGTTATGATTTTGATCCGTGGGAATTGTATTTTGGAAATCCTCGTGTAATTAACAGGATGACAAATTATAATTTATTGCGTGCAAAGTTGCGCTTAAAAATTGTGATCAATGGTAATGGATTCCAATATGGTCGTGCTATGGTAGGTTATCTTCCTATGCATTTTTATGATAGAATGTCTATATTTTCATCACTTATACCAAACGATTTAGTCCAATTGTCACAGTGTCCACATATTTTTGTTGACCCTACCACATCTACAGGGGGTGAGTTGTGTTTGCCTTATTTTAATCATTTTAACAACTCCAGCATTCCTTTGGGCGATTATCGTAAGCTTGGACGAATATATGTTCGCGCGATTAATGCCTTGAAACATGCTAATGGAGCGGGAGATAAATGTACTGTCTCCATTTTTGCGTGGGCTGAGGACGTGCAACTAAATGTTCTCACTTCTGTTGACGCTCCAACGTTGCCTCCTCAATCTAATGGATCATTTAATAATAATAGTGATATTGCAGGGGCTGAGGACGTGCAATTAAATGTTCAATCTGGTATGGAATCTAAGGGTAAGAAAAATACAATGTCTAAGTCTACACAAGGAGGTAAGAAGAGTAGTTATGCCCGACAAGATGGAGGTGCAGCCACCGCAGGAAAGGAGATAGATGAGGCTAATTCAACCGGTATGGTGTCTGGACCTGCAACTTCTATAGTCAAGGCAGCGAATGCATTGAGTGTAATACCTCAAATTGCACCTTTTGCAATGGCAACTTCTAAAGTTGCCGGCACAGTTGGTAATGTTGCAAAAGCACTTGGGTATAGTAGACCACCTGTCACCAAGAATCCGGAGCCTTATAGACCAACACCAGCATCTCAGTTGGCAACAACCAATACACCAGATACAGCTATTAAGCTTACTGTAGATGAAAAGCAAGAGCTAACTATTGACCCAGGTATTGCTGGTCTTGGACCAGAAGATCCTATGTCTATTCAGAATATTGCATCTCGCGAGTCCTTTTTAACTAAATTTAATTGGGACATGGGTACTGCACCTGAGACATTACTTTGGAATGCTAGAGTAGATCCCGTACAATGGGTCAACTCTGGAGGCTCTAAGCCAGCTTATCACTTTCCTGCCACAGCGATGGCAGCTTTGCCTTTCGAATATTGGACAGGGACATTGAAATTTAGATTTCAGGTTGTTTGTTCCGCTTTTCATAAAGGAAGACTTAAGTTTGTGTATGATCCGTTGTTTTTAGACTCGAACGAGTATAATACTAATTACATTGAGATTGTTGATATTGCAGATACTCAGGATTTTACAATTGAGATCGGCAATGGACAAGCAACAACGTTATTACAACATGCTTTGCCAGGTGAGGACCCCGGTTTTGATCAGCATAATGTTTTACCTTTGACATACAAACCTTATGGTAATGGAGTTATTGGGGTATATATTGTAAATGAATTGACCACACCCAACAGTACTGTAGATAACAACATTGAGGTTAATGTGTACATTTCCGCAGGAGATGATTTTGAGGTTTTTGTTCCTGACGATCACTTTCAGAAATTTGTTCTTAAACCACAGAACGGAATTGAGCCACAGAGTGGGAATGAAATAGTTCCTGAATCGCAGGATACTGAGGAACCTTCAGCTCCTGAGCAATCAATGAGCGATATTCTTGGTCCAGGTATACAAAATACACAACAAATTAATAAAGTGTTTGCAGGGGAAACCATAGTGTCTTTTCGTACATTGCTTAAACGATACAATTTGTGGCGGCGAGAAAAGACAACTGAAGGCGGTACGACTAATTTCACGCGAGTTAGTACAACAAAAAATATGTTCCCATTTTATCGGGGAAATGTTAGTGGAGCAGTAGACGTTCGCTATCTTAATGCTCCGTATAATTATGTGAATACTGTCATGTTGCATTGGGTCGCAGCCGCTTTTTCAGGATGGAGAGGTAGCATTAGGTACAAATTGATGTTTGATAAATGTAACCAAGATACTGCTCAGAATCATTCTTCTCGTGTTTATATATCACGTGAAGGTGTGTATCCACCTGGTGAAGCTTCCTACACTCGGGAATTATCTCCATATGGAAGTCTCAATAACGATGCGCGAGTTAGTAGTCTTGTTCTAGCAGGTAACATGTCGACCACTGGTGTTAATGGAATGTTGTACGCAACTGATAGTATTAATAGTACAGTAGAATTTGAAATTCCTTATTATTCTCAATATCGTTTTACACCAGGTAAGTTAATTGACTATACTAATGCTAACAACACTGGTAATTGGAGCCCAAATTGGAAAATGGAAGCCAATTTACATTCATCAGGTATATCAAGTGTGGATTACCATGTTGCAGCTGGTGAAGATTTTCAAGTGTATTTCTTCACTGGTTTACCACGTATGTATTACGAGGCAACTCCACCAGCTGCATAGTCTGTACTGACTTTAAAAGTATAAATAAAATAAAATTGTTCTCTGTAGCCGAGAACGGCGTTTGCATTGCAAGCGACCTGGCTGACCGCCGAATAAAATATGTCACCCCTTAAGTAGGTAGCATTTGATTCGGCGTTAGCCGATGATTATGTCCTGTAGTTTTGCTATAGGTCCTAATAAGGGAGTTACAAATTTTAATAGCGGT